GTCGGACTTGGATATCCTTCTGCTCAGAAGGCCCATTTCGGTCACGACAGACCATTATAGGAGTGAAAACTAGTACAGAGGCTTTCCTGGCCAACTGGTACGGATTCGTGAAGATGGTCAACGTATAGGCAGTTTATTCTAAACCGCCATGTCAACATACCCACTTTACCGCCCCCAGTAGTACTGTTTTACTACAAGTTGTCGAACGAGCGTCCACAACCGTCACACCGGACCCCGCATCCCTGCGGTCTTTTCGATAGCAAACAAGTTAAATCTCCCGAGCGTTATTCTCGAGGGATCTTGCTGCATACGCTTGCGCGCACCTCAATCAAGAGGCTTCGTGTCCAAGACAATTGTATCAGATCTCTCAACACATCATAGACTCCAAGGTCAATCGTGACTTCGGATTTTAGTGTGTGTCACTATTTACCGTTCTTGTGCTGAGAATACACAAGGGCGCTCTTCGGAGTGCCATCGGTGCGTACGGGAAATTGCCCAACGTGGACGAAATCGTCCTCGGAGAGCTTCAGACCCGACGCCGCTTCCTCAAGATCACGGCGATCCTGAGAAGCTGACTCTAATGATGACCGTATCGACGATATACGGGCGGCCTTGTTTTGAGCCGCACATTGGAGAGAAAGCCTCGCTTGGTTTATCGCCAGCGAGGATGAAGCAGGCACCGCCGTAAAAGGTGGTGTCATACTTCCGGAAATAAAACCGCGAACGCTTGTGTAATTAATCACAGCGGCTACGGAATTAACGTAGACAAGGGTGAACTCGCACGGCGCGTCAGTAACTGTGAGACACAGGTACTGTCGGACAGCGGTTGCCGTCGCAACCCAGTTCCCGGAGACATTGCTGAAATTTCCATTCTGCACGCTGTCAGGTTCAAGGTGCGACGCCAAACTGCCCTGGCCGGGCGTGAAGCCCGAGCTCGCGTCTCCTTCGTAGAACAAGTAGTATGTACCTGTAAAAGGTAATGCCACAACGTCACGAGAGAGCGCGAGGTCATAACGTACAAGACCGTCACCATAAGAGGTGATGAGATTTCCAAACGGCAACGTTGGCAGGCACTGAGAAGCGCCCGTCGCTGTAAAGCCAAGAAGCCCAGTCGAGTTACCAACTGGCGTTGAGAGCTTGATCCTGTACGTAACGAGGACATCTCCCATACCATTTTGGTAGTTGAGGTTGGTATACTGCGTAGCGACGATAAGCCGCCCGCACTGACTCATAACTGCCGGATTGTCCGCATCTGCACGAACGTAGTTCGTACGAAGATTCAGACGTTTCCGATCAGCAGTCATGGTCAACTTATCCCAAAGTCGACCCTCAACTGGCTTAAACTGCGACATCTCCTGGCGAGAGTTGATGACAGGCTGACTGGAAACGTCATACTGCATCGCCATATACATATTTCCGACCGCTGCCGTCGAGACGGAAGGGATAATCGTAAAAGACAAAGTCTCGAACGAATATGTAAGATAGCCTCCGGCGATCATCGAAAGCCACGGAAAAACCGTAGCATTAAGAGGATTCATCAGAAATGCCGCAAGTGTGAAACTCCCTGCTGTCCCACCATTTGGCACGCGGCCCATGAGCTCAGTGTGCGTGACGGTCATAGAACCATCTGCACCACGGGCACCAAAGACCGGTGGCCTAGGTTTGAATCGAAAGTTCTTGGCCACAGGGGCCGACTTCAATTCTATCACAGCCGGAATTGTATCCTTGCGTCGACGGCCAATATGTTTCATAACATATTGACCCCCGGCCGAAACCGACCGGGCTACCGCAGACACCGCGTCTGGGTAGTTTGCGAGCAACTGAACGACATTAGCCGCTGTTGCAAGCTTACCTGAGCCCGTAGGCATCGAGATAACTCCGCCACGCCCACGATAGGGCACTAAGGCGGTGGACATGTTAAGATCTTGGAATTCGATCTATGTTCATGTATTGGATGCGCGTGAACTCGCGGACTGTTCATCGCGTCGGAACCATTGCTGGAAGCTCCGTGCAGTCTCTAGGCATTTTGTTTAGCCACGTAAAACGTGTTTGGACAATCACCCGACGCAACCCAATTCCGATCTGGTCTTCCTTCGGCAAGGAATGTGACCTCCCGTCACCGGTACGATGTTTAAAGTCATCTCACTGACTATAAGCGGTTGACCCGGCACTCGACTCAAAGAGACGCTCCATCAGAACTTTTAACAGTCCCTTGTGAAGGTCGCTCTCGGTCTTGTACTCGGCATCCTGGACAGCAACAAGTGCCTGAACCAGAGGGTTTTGATAAAGCTCATCTTCGAGACGGAATGTCTCTCGGAGGTACTTCTCATACACCTTCTGGTACTCAAGGAACTGTGCACGCTCCAGACGCGCCTCAAGATATTGGGGCGGATCAACTCCGAACCGAACCTCACGTCGAGGAAACGGATTTAATGGAGGGCATGGAACACGCCCATATGAACTCACGAACTCTGCACGCCACCACTCGCGTATGCCAGAAATAGACATCGGACTTAACCTGTTAAGGTCAGTCTTCTTCCAAACTTTCATCGCGACAAGGTGAGGTGAGGCGGGTGAGTCACTAACCATCGCCATGCTCGCAGCTCGATCGATTTGCGTCAGGCGAATGGCCCATTCGTCAGGGTCCGAAATGGGGGCAAACTGTTCCGCCGGGCCTACTACCTTCTTAACAAGAGAGAATCTCAACTTGTGTTTGATAGCACGTAGGGCACGTGGAGACACTTTGACGTCCATACGGGTGACGATCTGGAGTTCCGGACTATTGACGAAAAGCGCAGCGAGTTTCCTCTGCTCGCGCGTCAAAATCATCAAATCCTGATCCATATACCGCGGCTCAACGCCGTAACCACCTAAGTGAACTGGCAAGAACCAATTCGGCTGATAACGGCCGAAGCGGAGATGCTGGAACCGACTCATGGCGGCGGGCAAAACGCCAACCGTCCAAGGTGCAAATTCGAACATTTTGTTTAAGTCTCGTGCACACTGCATGGGTGTGGCACTTGATTCGCCGGTCTTCTGGGAGACTCCTGTGACGAGTTTGAGGTTCAAATACCCCACTCGCACTAGGTCACCGCCAGAAACACGGTACATCTGACTGTTGATCATAGCGACGTCGCGGGAGAAGTAATTCTTCCCGACAGAGACTATGAGACCAGCATCAGCTGTAACCTTGTAGAAGATCTCTTTGAAAGACTGCGGAACGCAGCTCAAAAGATCATCACCGTTAATCAAACACCACTTCCTCATGAAAGTAGCTTTCAGAGATACAACAGCTCTCACGTATGCGATGCAAATCGCCTCCAAACGTGGAGTCTTTCGACAATACTGAAATTGGGCCGATTCAGTCATATTCCGATACTCAATTCCGCTCCAGAGTCGAATCGCGTGATTAAAACACGCAGAATTGACACTGCAGAGAATAGGAAAGGATAATGGCTGCCCCATCAGTTGACCATTCAATTGCGCCGTAGGCGGTATGGATGGGACCGACGGAGATTTCGACTTAGGATAAGTCAAAATAGCAGGCTGGAGTGACCAATCGACAACGTCCCGAGCATAAAGCCCTTTGACACGTCGTAGAGTCGCAACAGTCGCCTCGCCCTTCAGGTAGTCGGTCGCCTTCTTGTAGTCGACAGACATGAAATATAAGATGGCAGGTGACACCATCTTATGGCCTTCTTTGGCCTCTATAGTTTTGAGACCAGCGATGCTTAGCGTCGTACGCGAACTAAATTGCGCAAGTGCCGCCTTAATCGGTTTGAACTGATCTAACTTAATTAGATCGTTCACATCCCTTTCAAGAGCAACACGAGCACGATACATGTCGCGAACGAACGCATCGACATCGATCGTCATGGTACTCCTAGGAGACCTCTTCCAAGCCGACACAAGTTGACCCTGCGCTGGTTGTACTGACGTCGCCAAATGACCGTCCATGACGGAAACTGACCTCACCTTCGACGGTTCCGAAACAGGGACCACTCTAACCATGAGTGATTCGATGTCCCCAATCTTCTCACGTGCAATCCTGCACATGTGCGAGAGTTCTCTCGTTCGCCAATCCTCAAAGTACATTTCAGCCACTCGTAGGCTGCCAATTTTACTATTGGTTAATGTACCTTCAGGCATGGTCAAGGGCACGACTAACTGAGCCGTACCTCCGTGACCTTTGCGAACTTGATTACACGCAGAACCCGTCGGCATGAACTTAGACGGAGGCGGCAGCTTATCTGGACCAAAAAGCTGCTCTCCCTCGTGTTCAATTGACTGCATCAGATCAAAACTAATCGGTTTTGGCGCCGTACCTAAGATCTTGGCATGATCTTGGAGCGCTTCGTCAATAACCAACTGGTTGACCGCAGGCCAATCGCGTTTGGACTGCGAGAGCGAATAAATTCGCCCGATCTGATTCTTCCTGAGGAGCCACTTCCGAGTGGTCTCTCTCAGATAACCGCTAAACAGCGTTCCCTTTCCGACTGCGATAGGTGGGACAGGCGGAAGTACATCATCTTTGAAAGCCGTGCACATTAGCACAGCAAGATGGTACTTCACGAAAGCCTGCTCACTCATACGCTCGTCGACGCAAGATGCGATGACCCTATAGGTCGCCGCAAAAGAACGTAGATAGCGATCTCTTTCCTTAGGCCCCCGCGTGGGCCCGGACTCGAATGTCCACAGGAACGACTTGACTATTTGTGACACATCCGGGATGAGGGTCGACCCCCCCCGGCACACCAGCTCTTCGATACTAGCCAGTGTCGACGAGACTCGAGTTTTAGTGTTGTAATGACTAGTCTTGTCAAAACGTAACTCCGAATCGAAGTCGGTCGCTCGCAATTGCTTGTGCGCGACCGAGACTGCAATCACCTTCTCATGGTGATTATGAGTACTCTTCGATTCTCCTCGAATCTCAGCCCCTACGTTAGGACCAAACGTGACGTCAGCGTGGACTGAGGATGCTCCGTCAAAAGCATCCCTTGATGATGTAAACATGTTGGATTGCATGTTTTCGTCG